TGCTTTGCCGGCGCGTCCACGCCTGACGGGCCTGCGGTGCTGGGCCATGTGATGCAGGCCCGGCGCGATCGGGCTGTCGTGCATATCGACGTGGTTGGTGTCGGCGCCTCGCCCTACGACCTGCTTGTGCAGAACCGCATCCAGACGGTGCCGATCAGCGGGGCTGCGAAATCCTGGGAAATGTCGAAGGACGGGAGCCTGCGCTTTGCGAACCTGCGCTCGCAGCTCTGGTGGCAGATGCGAGAAGCGCTGGACCCGACGAACCCGAACCCGATCGCGCTGCCGGATGACCAACGGCTGCTCTCCGATCTCACGTCGCCCCTGTGGAAGCCTGCGGTGGCCGGCATCCAGGTCGAGAGCAAGGAGGACATCAAGAAGCGGCTGGGTCGCTCGCCCGACCGAGGTGACGCCGTGGTCTATGCGCTGATGCCGGCCATCAAGGAGGAAGCCTTGGGGGATACATTTCCCGGCAGCGCGGAATACGACCGCTACGCCGAGATCAGGAGGTAGGAATGTGTCTCAGCTCTCCCGAAGTGCCAGAGGTGCCTGAGCGCCAGGCTGCGCGGACGCCTGCGACGAGTGCGGTCGAGCGCTCCGAGGACAAGGCGAAGCGGCGCATGGCGATGGCGGCGACGATGCTGACCGGTTCGCGCGGGACGCTGGGCGCACCCTCCACGACGGGCTCGGGCTACACTGGTGGCTGACGCGATTGCGCCGATCGGGAGCGGGCCGCCGACCGACCTACGCTCGTTCTGCGAGCGTCGGCTGGTGGGCATGAAGAACGTCCGTGACCAGATCGAGCAGGACATGCGCGAGGTCTCGGACCTGTGCCAGCCCATGCGGTCGCGCTGGCTGCAATCGGACAACAACAAGGCCAAGGTGCGGGCCAACAGCAAGCTCCGCGACAACCACGGTGTCATGGCCGCGCGCATTCTCGCCTCGGGCATGTCGAGCGGGCTGGCCTCGCTGGCGAACCCCTGGTTCAAGCTGGAGACGGCCGACAAGGACATGATGGAATATGGGCCGGTCAAGGAATGGCTGGCCGAGGTCGAGCGCCGGCTTTACGCCTTTTTTGCCTCGACGAACTTCTACACCGCAGCCAAGAGCGGGTTTGCGGAGAACGGCATCTTTGGCACCGAGGCCGGGGTGATGGTCGAGCATCCGGTTGCCGGCATGGTCACGCACTCGCTCACGATGGGCGAATACTGGATCGCGGCCGACGAGACGGGCGAGATCACGACTCTTGTGCGCCGCGTGCCGATGACGTGCGAGCAGGCCATGAACAGCTTCGGGTCCAAGTGCAGCCAGCATGTGCGCGACTGCTACAGCCGGGGCGACTATTCGACCGAGGTGAACGTCTTTCACGCGATGATCCCGAACGGGCAGCGCAAGATCGGGCGGGCCGACAGCCGGAACATGGCTTATGCGTCGGTCTGGTGGGATGCCGAGGACACGGCGCAACAGGGCACGCTGCTGCGGCAATCCGGGTTCAACGAAAAGCCCTTCTGGTCCGCGCGGTGGGATGCTGTCGGCGGCGACGTGTGGGGCTATTCCCCGGCGCTGGAGGCATTGCCCGAACTTAGGGAACTGATGATCGCCAAGAAGCGCAAGGGCGAGGTGACGGACTACATCGTGAAGCCGCCCATGAAGGCTTCGCAGACCGCGGCGGGCAAGAAGATCAACACGCAGCCCGGCGCCTGGAATGCGTTTTCGAGCGCGGACCTGCCGAACGTCGGGCCGCTGTTCCAGCTTCCGCCGCAGGCGCTTCAGGCTGTCCGCGAGGACTATGACGAGGTGAAGCGGGCGATTGATCGCACCTTCTACGTGGACCTGTTCATGGCGATCACGCGCATGGAGGGGGTGCAGCCGCGCAACGTCGAGGAGATCGCGCGGCGCTACGAGGAGCAACTGAACCAGCTCGGCACGATGGTTACGCGGGCCAACACCGAGAAGCTGTCGCCGGCCGTCGAGCGCGCCTATGCCATCCTGGAGCGCGCCAATGCGCTGCCGCCGCCGCCCGACGAGATGGACGGCGCCCCGGTGCAGATCGAGTTCGTGAGCCTGCTGACCCAGATGCAGCGCGTGGTGGGCGCTTCCGCGATCGAGCGGACGGTGAACTTTGCGCTGGGCCTCGGCCAGGCGCTTCCCGACGTGGTGGACAAGATCGACCTCGACCAGGCCGTTGACGAGTATGCCCGAATTGTCGGTGCGCCGCCGTCGATCGTGCGCTCGGATGAAGATGTCGAGGCCATGCGCGAGGCGAAGGCGCAGCAGCGCCGGATGCAGGAGATGGCCGCGATGGCGCCGGCTGCCAAGCAGGGCGCGGACGCGATGAAATCAATGGCTGAGACGGCCGCGATGCAGAGGGAGCAGGCAGCCTGAAACGCGAGGAATTAGAGCGGGATGACCTGGAGTGGCTGATGGAGGCCCCCCAAGGTCGCAGGATCTTGTTCCGCATCGTCGATGCTGCTGGTATATTGCGCGAAGGCTACGGCCCCGATGGACGCCACCTCGTGAAGCATGAGGGACGCAGGGAGCTGGGCTTGGAAATCCTCGGCTGGTTCGGACCTGTAAGGCCGGACGCGCTGCCAGCAGTCCTGCTTGAGGAACTTCAAACCCAACGCTCAACCCTGGAGGTGTCCAATGGCCGACGAGATCGCAACAACCGATACAGTGACGACGCCGAACGCGAATGACGCGCCGGCCGACCAAGCCCCCGCACCAAGCCCCGGTGCAGAGGGATCCCCTGCTGCAACCTCCTCCCCGGAAGCAGCAGGGGCAACCCTTGGCGAAGATGAAACCCTGCTCACCGGCAAAGTCGATCCGCAGCCTGAAGCCGATGGCGAGGCCGCGGCAACTGAAGCTGCTGTGCCTGAGAAATACGAACTCGCCCTCCCTGACGGAATGACGCTCGACAGCGAGGCACTGGAGGAAGCGACCCCGGTGCTGAAGGAACTCGGGCTCACGAACGAGGGCGCAAACAAGCTGGCGCCGCTGGCGGCTGGGCTTGTTCAGCGAGGCGCGATGGGAGAGCGTCGGGCAATCGAAGCGCAGATTGTGGCGACCCGCAAGGCGTGGGTCGATGCCGCGCTGGCCGATGCCGAGATCGGCGGGACACCGGAGAACCACGAGACCGTAAAGGCCGTGGCGGCTCGGTTCCTGGACAGGTTTGCAGGGCCGGAGTTCCGGCAAATGCTGGTCGAGACAGGGCTGGGCAACCATCCCGAAATGATCCGGGCCGCGTATCGGGCCGGGCAAGCCATCGGGGAGGATGGCGACTTCGTGCGGACGGACGGTGCGCCTGCGCCTCGCCCGAAAGCATTCCACGAAAAGCTCTACTCCTCCGAATAGAAAGGTTTGACCGATGCCTACGATCAACGCAGCGGAGCACTCGCTTCTCGACGTGCTCAGGAAGATGGGTCCGGACGGCAAGCTCGTCGATATTGCCGAGATCCTGACCCAGGATAACGACATCCTGATGGACATGACCTGGAAAGAGGGCAACCTCGTGACGGGTGAGCGGACCGTGGTTCGCACGTCCAAGCCGGCGCCGACCTGGCGGAAGCTGAACGAGGGCATCCGTCCCACCAAGGGCACGACCGGCGTGCAGGACGACGGCGCTGCGATGCTGGAGGCCGAAAGCCTTGTCGATCGCAAGGTCGCCATCCTGTCGGGCAACATCGCCAAGTATCGCGCGGACGAACTGCGCTCGCACATGGAGAGCATGAACGACACGCAGGCGACGACCCTGTTCTATGGCAATGCCGCCGTGAACCCGGAGCGCTTCACCGGCCTCGCCCCCCGCTACAACTCGCTCGGCGGGGTGAACGGGGACCAGGTTATCAGCGCAGCCGGGACTGGCTCGTTCCTTGGCTCGATCTGGCTGATCGGCTGGGACCCGAGCAAGGTGACGGGCATCTATCCGAAGGGCACCAAGGGCGGGATTCAGCACACCGATGCGAGCGCCGGCCTGGGTTCGGCGGATGACGGCCACCCGCTCGGCCAGCGCGTGCTGGATGCGAACGGCGCTGCCTACTACGCCTATGTCGATCGGCTGGAGTGGAACTGCGGCCTGTCGGTGAAGGACCATCGCTATGTGGTTCGCATCGCCAACATCGCCCGCAACACCCTGACCGTGGACGGCGCGACCGGCGCGAAGATCGAGGATCTGATGATCCAGGCGATCAACCGCCTGCATCGCCTCAATGGCTGCCGTCCGGTGTTCTACTGCGACCGCGGCCTGATGGAGTGGATGGAGCGTCAGGCTCTCAGCGACAAGAAGCAGTTCCTGTCGTGGTCGGAATATGGCGGGCGCAACATCCCGTCGTTCCGGGGCATTCCGATCCGGCGCACCGACGCGCTGAACTTCAACGAAACCGTCGTGGCGTAAGGCGCCCACTGGCTCAAAGGAAGGAACACAGACATGATCCTCGACAGGCAAAACCAGCTCTGCGCTGGGCAAGCCATCACTGGCACCGATGGCTATTCGACGGACGCAATCGACCTCGGCGCTGCGGTGAACATCAGCCGCGGCAAGGAGAAGCGGCTGTTCGTGAAGGTGGACGGCACCGCGTTCGCAGGCGGCACCTCGCTGGAGGTGCAGTATGTGCAGTCGTCCAACGCGAACCTGTCCTCGCATGATGTGCTGGCGACGACCGGCGCGATCCTGACGGCCGCACTGACGGCGAATGCAACCCTGATGGACCTGCCGCTGCCGTCCAACACCAAGCGCTATGTCGGGCTTCGGTTCGACGTGACCGGCACCATGACGCAGGGCACGGTCTCGGGCTGGATCGTGGACACGACCGACACCGGCACGCTCTACGAGGGCTACACCGGGCGGTAATCCGCGCCGCGCGAAAAAGGATGGGGCTTGGGGGATATGTTCCCTCAAGCCCTTTTCTTTGCCTGGGAGGCATCATGGCACGGCAACTGCGGAAGCTCCTCTACAACGCCATCATCGACGGCGAGCCGCTGGAGCGCGGCACCCTGCTCGACATCCGCGAGCAGGACGTGGACGATCGCATCATCGACCTGACCGAGCTGGTGAGCGACGACGACGACGGCCCGGTGCGCGTGGCGGCGCCGGTTGACGAGGACGACGACGGCAAGCCCGTCCGCAGGTCGCGTCGTTCCTGATGATGGACGCTTGACATGGCAAAGGCAGTTCTCGACGCCGTTCTTGACGCGGCCTGGAACGAGATCCGGAACAACTGCACCCGCATGACTGCGTGCGCTGGGCAGCCGACGACGTTCACCCAGGCCAATGCGACCTTCGCGCTGGCCGACGTGACGATGGCGAGCGGGGATTTCACCATCGCAAACGGCGACAACTCGGGCCGGAAGATCACAGTTGCCGCCAAGAGCGGGGTGCTGGTCGATGCCAACGGGACAGCTGACCACATCGCCCTGCTCGATGTCGCCGGCTCGCGGCTGCTCTATGTCACGACCTGCACTGCGCTTGCGCTTGTGGCGAACGGGGCGAACACGGTGAACTTTCCGAGCTGGAAGGCCGAGATCGGAGACCCGACCTAATGGCCGTTGCAAAGTGGGCCGCGCCCGGCGCGCGGAGCAGCAATCTTGCCGGCACGACGCTCAACTCCCTGGCCAATGCCGGGGAGTCGACGGCGGTCACTTACGACAACAGCGCGAACCGGGACCTTTACGGCCTGGTGACGATCAAGCTCGGCTCCATCACCCCGGCGACGGGCGGCTCCGTCGTTGTCCGGGTCACGCTGAATGACGGAACGGACACAGCGGACAGGGTCGGCGGCGACCTCTATGTGGTCCCCCTGGTCGCGGGCGCAGGGGCCAAGGTGGCGGTCCTCAACATGGTCCGCCTCTACCCATACTCGATGCGGTTCTCCCTTGTGAATAACGCTGGGGTGGCCCTGGCGGCTTCGGGAAATGAACTCTACATCCGGCCCTGGAATGAGGACGTCTCCTGATGCCCCGAGGCGTCTCGCCTGTCGATGAGGCGCAGATCCAGAGGCGGCTGTGGACGCCTGCGCTTTTTGGTGGACGCCTTCTCGGCTGGTATGACGCCTCGGTTTCCGCATCCTTCACGCTGTCTGGCTCTGCAGTTACCGAGTGGAGAGACCAGTCGGGCAACGGAAATCATCTTCAAAGCAGCGGGGTCAACGCGCCGTTGCTGGGCACATTTGCGGGGCGTCCGTCAGTCAATTTTGACGGGACGAACGACTACCTCCTTACGGTAAACACGACACCACAAAAGACCGCCATCTTCGCACTCCACGGATATCCCACCAATAGCGCGGTTCCTCCCTTCGCGTGGTCAAGTTGGGCGTCTGGCGGTGAAAGCGTGCAGGAGGTGCACCTCCAAAGCGTCGGATCAATTCGGGCCATCAACTACGAGGGCGGCCCCTACGCCGACACGCCAACCGGCACGCCGCAATCGTTCTTCGACGACTGCATCATGGGCGGCGCGTACGGTTCAACAGCCGACCCCGAACTGCGGGGGCACCTGAATGGACGGTCGGTATCTCTCAACCGATCACCAACGTCTGCAACGCTGTACCGAAAAGTATTCGGCGTCCGGAAGAATGCCATAACTTTCCCAAGCCAGTCACGCTTTTCGGAAATCATCATGATATCGGGCTGGTCACTGGCCGACCTGTGGAAAATTGAGGGCTATCTGGCGCATCGCTGGGGTGGTTTGCCACTATCGCGCTTGATCGCAGACCACCCGTTCAAGAACCGCCCCCCACTGATCGGAGACTGAGATGGCGTTGCGGGTTCGTGTTCCCAGCATCGGCCGCTATGCGGATGTGACCGGGGCGGCCGATCTCGTCATCCAGAACGGCGCTCACGCGCACACGGCGACGACGGCAGCCCTAGTCTCGACCTCGGCGCTTGCCATCGCGGCAGCGCAGCATGGGCACATTGCGACCAGCCCCGCGCTCTCGGCCACCTATCCGCTCACTATCGGCAACGCGGCCCATTCCCATGCCGCAACCGCGCCGGCCATCACGTCCCTGAGCGTCCTCGCGCCCGCTGGCGCGCAACATGCCCACGCCGCGGACGCTCCAGCCCTGAGCAGCGCCGCTCCGGGCCTGAGCGCGGCAAATGCGGCGCATGGGCACACAGCCGGCAGCCTCACCCTGGTTGCGATCAACGTCTATCCGCTGACCATCCGGAACGCGATCCACGGCGGGACCATTGCGGGCGGCGGCGCGGTCGGCAGTCAGGGCGACGGCAACCGGCGCCAAGCCTATCGGAACCGGGACAGCGTGCCTCCGGCCTTGGGGGATAGGGTGGCCCGGCGATGGCGATAGATCAGGTGAGCATCAGCAACGAGGCGCTGTCGGAGCTTCCGGCCGCGACCATTCAGGCGTTCGACGAAAACAGCCTGGAAGCCGCCGAGTGCCGGCGCTGGTATCAGACCATCCTCGACCAGCTTCTCAGCACCGCGCAATGGAAATGGGCAACCACGCGGGTCGCGCTGGCAGGTGTGGTGAACGACCGCGAGGCCGAGTGGCCCTACTGCTATCAGGCCCCGGCCGGGCTCAAGACGATGATCCGCGTCTGGCCCTACAGCGAGACGGGTTCGATCTATGGCCCGCTTGTCGGCCAGCAGCTCATGGTGGGCGCGTTTTTCGCCGGGCGGCTGGACAGCTATCCCTACGAGATAGTGCAGGACAGGATCTACACCTCGGCCTCGGCCGCCATGTGCGACTATGTGAAGGGCGACGGGCTTGAAGCCCTGATGACCCTGCCGTTCCGTCAGGCGCTTGTGCTGGCGCTGGCGGCCCGCATCTGCCTGCCCATCACCAAGAGCCGTGAGCGCCGGCTTGAACTGCGGCAGGAGGCGGAACTCGCGCTGCAACGGGCGATCGCGCACAACGAAAACCAGCAGCCCGAGTTCTACGGCGTGGCAGTGTCCGAGCGCGACACGGCCTGGGTCTCGCCACTGGTGACACCGACCGAGCAAATCTACTGGAGGCGCTGATGGGCTTCCGGGTTCCGCTGACCAATTTCTCAAAGGGGGAAATCGCACCCGAACTGTATGGGCGTTTCGACGTTCAGCAGTGGCAGGCCGCGCTCAAGACCTGCCGGAACTTCGTCCCGCTCAAGACGGGCGGGGTGACGTTCCGGCCAGGCACCCGCCTTGTGGGCGAGGTCTATGACAGCACCAAGGATGCCCGGCTGATTCCGTTCCAGTTCGCAAACGACCAGGCATATGCGATCGAGTTCGGGCAGGGCACGGCACGCTTTGCGGCGCTTGGCGGGCTCGTGATCGAGGAGGAGCTTGCGATCTCGGGCATCACGCGGGCGGTCAATGCACAGGTCACGATTGCCTATCACGGCTATGTCGCAGGCGACGACATCTATTTCCAGGGCGTTACCGGCATGACCCAGATCAACGGCAAGACCGGCCGGGTGCTGACGGTCATCGACGCCAACAGCTTCACGGTGGACATCAACACGTCCAGCTATGGCACGTTCACCGGGGCGACGGGCGGGATTGTGCGGACGGGGCCGCCGACCCCGGCGCCTGTTGCGCCGACTGTGCCGCCACCGGTGGCCGACGAGCCGCCCCCTGTGGTGCTGCCGCCTTGGGACGGCTTCGGGCTGACGTTCTTCTGATGGGCCCCGAGAAGCTATACCCGCCCGCCGACTATGGAGTGCGGTCCGATGGCTCCAAGAAGGGGCCGGGCTTTCTTGGGCCGCGCCGCGCCAAGGACGGCAGCATTATGACCGAGTTTTCAGTCGGCGTGGAGTTTGACGGCAAGAAGGCTGAAATCCCGACACTGGTGCCAACGCTGACGCCTTTGGAAATCCAACACTTGCTGGACGGCAACGGCCCGACCGATGCCATTGTGGACAAGGCCGTGAGGCACGCGCGCGAGCGCATGAAGAAGGGGCTTTCCCCCTTTGCAGACGAGCGGGGTCGCTGATGGGCGCGTCTCGCATCTACAAGGTCCAGGTGCCGTTCAACGCGGTCGATCTGCCAGAGGTCGATTACGCGCAATCGGCCGATGTGCTCTATTTGGTGCATTGGGACTATGCGCCGTCCAAGCTGCTGCGGTTCGGGCATACGAACTGGCAGTGGCAGACGGTGGCGTTCGGGCCGCAACTGCCGGCACCCACAGGCGTCGGCGCCTCGCCTACCGTGGTCAATGATGGTGACGGCCCGCCCGGTGGCGACAGCAACAGCTATCCAAGCGCCTCGACCTATCAGGTGACGGCGATCTCCGACGAGACGGGCCAAGAAAGCCGGGCTTCGGCCACGGCCAGCGCGACCAACGACCTGTCGCTCAAGGGCAACTTCAACACCGTGACCTGGAGCGCGGTGTCGGGCGCTGACCGCTACACGGTTTACAAGAGCGAGAGCGGGTTCGACGCAACCCACGGCTATATCGGGGACACAACCGGGCTTTCGTTCACTGACCAGAACATCGGGCCGGACCTGTCCGACACGCCGCCGCTGGGCCGCAATCCGCTGGAAGGCGCCGGCAACTATCCCTCGACCGTCTGCCTGTTCGAGCAGCGCCTCGTGGTGGGCCGGAGCAAGAACAGGCCGAACGGGATCTGGACGAGCCGCAGCGGGGATTTCGAGAACCTGGACACGTCGCGGCCGTCGCGCGACAGCGATGCCATCAGCTTTGCCATCACCGAGGGGCGGCTGAACTCCGTCAATGCGCTCGTGCCATCGGGCGACCTGCTGGCACTGACATCGGATGCCATCTTCAAGATCACCGGGGCGAACCAGAACGGCTATCTCACGCCTTCGCTCGTGCGGCGGCGCATGGTGTCCTACGGGTCGAGCAGGCTGAAGCCGCTGCCGATCGGAACGCCGATCCTCTACAAGCCGACGGTGGGCAGCACGGTCGAGACGCTGGGCTACAGCTTCGACATCGACGGCTATCGGTCGAGCGACGTGTCGATCTTCTCGCCGCACCTGTTCCGCGGGTTCGATATTGTGAGCTGGGCCTATGCGCGTGAGCCGCTGTCGGTGGTCTGGGCCGTGCGGAGTGACGGCAAGCTGCTGGCCTTCTGTTGGGAGCAGGACCAGCAAGTCTGGGGCTGGAGCCTGTGCGAGACCGAGGGGCTGGTAAAGTCCGTGTGCGCCGTGACCGAGGGCGGCGAGGATCGGGTCTATCTGATCGTCGAGCGCACCATCGGCAATCGGCCGGTCAAGTTCATCGAGCGCATGGCATCGCCTCTGTGGGAGGAGATTGATGACGCCTGCCATCTGGACTGTGCGGTATCGCTCAACCTGGAAACACCGACAGCCACAATCACGGCTGCATCTCATCTGGAGGGCAAGACGGTCTCGGCCGTCGTGGACGGAAGCGTGGTGACGGGGCTCACGGTGACGGGGGGCGTGGTGACGCTGCCGGTGGCGGGGCGCCGCATCACCGTCGGCCTGCCCTACACCGGCACGGTCGAGACGCTGCCTTTGCATCTGGCGATCGAGGGCACCAGCATGGCGAAGCGGCAACTGCTGAAAGAGGCTGCGATCCGGGTCTATCGGACGCGCGGGCTTGAGGCCGGGGTGACGGGGACGCCGCAATATGTGATCCGGCCGCGCAACAATGAAGCCTATGGCGAGCCTAACGCGCTGTTCAGTGGCGATCTGGGGGTTGATCTTCCGCCGAATTGGGGCTCGTTCCAGAGCCTTGTGATCCACCAGCACAACCCACTGCCGGCGACCATTCTTGCCATCGGGCTTGAGCCAGCGGTGACGGGGTGAAAGTCGAGATCGTGCCGGCTTCTCCGGCGCATGTCGGCACGGTGGCGAACAGGATGCGGATGCAGGACGCGCGGGAGTGCTGGGCGCATGGCACCTCGCCCAAGCGGGCGCTCAGGATGGGGCTTCTGGGGTCGGCCCACGCGGTCACGGTGCTGATCGACGGGAGGCCCGAGGCGATTGCGGGCGTGACGCCTTTGGATCTGCTGTCGGGCATCGGGCAGCCCTGGATGCTGGGGACACCGAAGATCATGCGCCCGCATCCGGCATGGGTGGTCGAGGCGCCGCTGATGGTGGCGGAATGGCGGCGGCTGTTTCCGGTGCTGCGAAACAAGGTTGCGGCCGACAATCGGAAAGCAATCATGTGGCTGCGGCGCTTGGGGTTTAAGGTCGCGCGGGAGCATGTGATAGTGGGCGGGGTGCGGTTCCTGCCCTTTGAATGGAGAGCCTGACAGTGTGCGAGCCCGCCACAATAGCCGCTGTTGCCGCAGTGACGGCTGCTGCCGCTTCGGCGGTCGGCACCTATGGCGCAATGCAGCAGGCCAGCTATCAGGAGAAGGTCGGCAACCGGAACGCCAAGATGGCAGACCGGGCTGCGGTTGATGCGATCGAGCGGGGCAAGATCGAGACCCGCAATCACTACCGCGAGATCGGGCGGCTCAGGGGCCAGCAGGAAGCCGCGATGGCGGCCAATGGTGGCGACATGGCTTTCGGGTCGAACCTGGACCTGCTGGGCGACACGGCGATGGTGGGCGCCGAGGATGCCGAGATCATCCGCGAAAACTTCATGCGCGAGAGCCAAGGCTACAGCATCAGCGCAGCCAACTATCGGTCGCAGGCGAAGGCGGCCGGCATGTCCAAGGTGGGCATTCTGGCAGGCGGCATCGCTGATATGTCGAGCACCATTCTGAGCGGGTCGAGCCAGATGAAGGGCTTCAAGGCCGGGTCTGGTGGCGGCGGTGGCGTCGGTGACATGGCGATCACGCCGCACGGCAGCCGGTTCTACAACCCGAGCCTGCGCTACTGATGGCGATTGTTCCCCAGGCCCGCAATACGCAGTCCATGCGGGGCTTGCCTTCGGGCGGGCTGCAAGCGGCTGACAGCGGCAACGCGCAGATGATTGCCCGCGCCGGGCGTCAGATGGGCAGCGCGCTCTCTCGCTATGCCGACGAGGAGGACCGTCGCCTTGCCCTGCTTGACGAGGCGGCGGCGAAGCAGATTGATCTTGAGTGGAGCGCGTTCGAGCGGCAGCAGTTGTTCGGGGACGGCGAGAAGCCCGGCTATGCCGCCTCGCTGGGGCTGGACGCGCTGAATGGCCGGCAGCCAACCGAGCAGGCGTTCGAGGCCAAGCGCAAGGAGCTGATCGCCAAGGCCAAGAACCCGCGCCAGCAGATGCTTGTCGAGCAGACCCTCGGCGCACGCTACGAGAGCGCGGTCGGTCGCATCGGGCAACATGCCAGCAGGCAGGCCGCGGTCTATGAGGAGCAGTCAGCAAAGCTGCGTGAGGCTGACCTGATCGACCGGGCCATCATCGCCTACGGGAACGACGAGGAATACGGCAAGATCACGGCCGCGCTGTTCGCGGAGACAATGGAGCGGTCGGCCAAGTGGGGGGTCGAGGCGCAAGGCGCGGAGCTGCGCCGGGTGCAGACCGCGATCCACAATGGCGTCATCGACCAGATGTCGAACACGAGCGCGGTTGATGCCATGCGCTATCTGGACCTGCACCGGGACCAGATGGACGTGCGGACGGCCGAAAAGTGGCGCGACGTGCTGGAGCCGGAAGCAACCCGCGAGCGCGGCGAGTTCATCGCAGACGCCGTGCTGGGGCTTGGCCTGGGGGCAGAGCCGGGCCGGGTGGACTTTGATCGGCTGTGGGGCATTCAAGTTGGCGCGGAAAGCAATAACCGGCAGTTCGGCAAAAACGGGAAGCCGCTGGAGTCCGTCATCATCAGGGATGGCAAACGGGTCGAGGGTGCGATCGGCGCGGCGCAGGTCATGCGCGGAACTGGTCCCGAGGCGGCCAAGCTAGCCGGCCTGCCGTGGGACGAGAACAGGTGGAAAACCGACAAGGACTATAATCTCGCTATCGGCAAAGCCTATTCGCAGGAAATGTTCCGGCAGTTTGGTAATAATCCCCATGTCGCGCTGGCGGCCTACAATGCCGGACCGGGCAAAGTGCGAGAGTGGATTGCCAGCATAGGCGACCCGCGCAAGGGCGAGATCAGCGGCGCGGAGTGGGTGGCCCGCCTGCCCTACAAGGACACCCGCGACTATGTCGTGAAGATCATGCGAGACTACGGTGCCACCGGCCCGAAATATGCCCCCCGCGACGAGGACATGGGGGCGGCGCTGGCCCGCTTGGACCAGATGGACCTGACGCCGGACGAGCGGAAGGCTGCCGAGGCATCGATCACGGCGCGGGCGGCGCGCAACAGCCAGCTGCTGAAGGAGGCCGAGGCCAAGGCGACCGAGCGCGCGCTCACCTATGTCGATCAGGGCAAGCGCCCGCCGCCTGCGCTGCTGGCAGCCCTGCCGCGCGAAAGCCGTGCGCGGGTGGAACGGGAACTGGACGCGCTGGCGAAAGGCGAGGAGGTCAAGAGCGATCCGGTCGAAGTGGCGCAACTCAGGGTCTTGGCCGTGACCGACCCGGAGAAGCTGGCGGCGCTGGACCTTGCCACGCTCCGGGGCAAGATGGCGCCTGACGACATCAAGCAGGTGGCGGGCTGGCAGGCGGCTGCGCTGAAGCAGGGCGGCACGTCGGTCAGCCAGAAGGACATGGTGGACGCGGCCAAGCCGGTGCTCAACAGCATGGACATCATCACCGGGGACAGCCAGAAGGCGCAGCGGCCCAAAAACGCCGAGAAGCTAGACGCCTTCATGCGGCGCATGGAGGGCCTGGTCGAGAACCACACGCGCACGACGGGCAAGGCGCCGACGAGCAAGGAACTGCGCGAGTTCGCGGACTATCTGGGCCGCGAGGTGGTGGTCGAGACGGGCTTTTTCTCCGACACCAAGAAGCGGAACTACGAGCTGAATGTCGCCACGGTCCCGGCTGCTGACCGGCAGGAAATCGTCGAAGCGCTGCGCCAGCAGGGCATCATGCGCCCGACCGATGCACAGATCACCGCGGTCTATCTGGGGGCGCAATGAACAAGTATCTGGACGCCGCCAAGCAGTTCGTCGAGGCGAACCCTGACACCCCGCGCCTGACCAGCAAATATGCCGAGGCAGCGCGGGGCGTGGCGCAACAGCCGGTGCGCGATGCCAAGATCAACCTGGAAACCGACAGGCAGCCGAACCCGGATGCAGCAGGCAAGGCGAACCTGCTGGCCCGCGCGACCGGCATTGCGCCCGAGACGGCCGAGCGACAGCTTCCCGAGGTCGAGCGGGATTTCGATTTCAAGCGCACGTCGCTGCTGCTGCAACAGGAACCCGCGCTGGCACAGTGGGCAGCAAACCCGCGCAACGCCAAGATCGCGCCGACGTGGCAGGATATGTTCAGCATGTCCGAGATCACCCGCGACCTGAAGGCCATCAGAGGCCAGAAGGCGCTGGAGGATCAAGCCTTCGCTCCCAAGGCCGGGCAACGCTTGTTCCGCGAGGGCGAGCTTCGGCTGCGGTCGATGGGCGCAAGCCTGACCGCGACGGCCGCCTCGTTCGCTGGCCGGCTGATCTGGCCGACGCTGGGCGACAATGCCGTGGTGCGGGAAGCGCAGGCACAGGCGCGCTACCTGGACGCCGAAGCCGACAAGATCCGGGTGCAGAACCCCGGCAGCAACTTCGTGTCCGAGGCCATTCTGCAAGGCTTCTCGTCCGTGCCGACGTCGGCCTACAGCCTGCTGCTGGGCGGGACGGGCGGCATCGCAGCCGGCGCCACCCGCGGCGCTGTCGCATCGTCGGGCGCGATGGGCACGCTGACCGGAGCGCAATCCTATCAGGAGGGCATCGCAGCGGGCCTCGACCCCATTGCCGCGACCCGTTTTGCCGTCACACAAGGCGGCACCGATGCGGTGCTGGAATATGTGCCGGGCCTGAAGCTGCTGGAGAACCTGTCGATCGGGACGCCGTTCGTCCGCACTCTGCTGACCAACATGACGCAGGAGGCGCTGACCGAGGGCGCGACACAGGTGCTTCAGTCGTTCGACCGCACCGTGACGCTGGACCCGACAAAGCCGCTTGGCGAGTGGCTGCAAGAGCAACCCGCCGAGGTGCTGCAAGCCATGATCGCAGGCGCCGCTGGTGGCGGCCTCGTGACCAGCATCGTGTCAGGCGTCGATGCGGCTTTCCGCGCCATGCCGGAAGATCCCGAAGCCGCGCGAATGGAGCAGGCCCAAGCCGAGGCCGAGACCTTGGGCAAGCTGCTGGAGCGCGCCGCCGAGAACCCGGTGCGGGAGCGCGACCCCGTTGCGTTCGCGGAGTATCTGCAATCGCAGACGGACGGCACCCCGGTCGAGACCATCTATGTCCCGGCCGAAAAGGTGCTGGAGTTCTATCAGTCGCAGGGCATCGAGCCCGGCGCGGCCGATGACCCCTTTTTCGGATGGCTGGAAGGCTTCGGCCGGCAGTTGCAGCAGGCGGCCGTGTCAAACGGGGACATCGCCATCCCGACCGCAGGCTTTGCGGCCAACCTTGCCGGCTCGCCTGTGTGGGAGGCGCTGAAGGATGACATGCGGCTGTCGGCTGACGGCCTGAGCGTGAACGAGGCCAAGGCGCTGAAGGAGACCGAGCAGGCCCGCAAGGAATTGGACCGGGCGGCGAAGGGTCAGCGGCTTGCCGAGGTCGCAGCCGAGGTGGCGCCGGTCGCCGCGATCTACACCGCCGAGACGGCAAAGCTGCGCGGGGCCGGGTTCACGCCGCAGCAGGCGAAAGCGAACGCGCTGCTGGTGGCCGAGCGGTATCGGGCGCGCGGTGCTGCGCTGGGCATCGACCTGATGGAACTCTACCGCCAGGACAACGTGACGGTCGAGCGTGTGCTTGGCGATACGGTGCTGCGGGCGGAAAGGCCGGAAACTGAAGCCGAACAAAATCAACAACCTACCGAGGCCGGAAATAGGCCGGAAATAGGCCAGAAACCGCCCGAGTTCGACTTGGCTAAGGCTCGCGCGGAAAGGGAGGGGCAGGAAACCACTCCCACCCCCGAGCCGGCAGCGCAGGAACCGGGAGGCCGGGACGCATATCTAGCAGCCGAGCGCGAGAACGCAGCGCAACGCGAGCGCGAGATATTGGAAGCTGTCGCCAAGATTGAGCGAGGCGAAGCCCGGCGCATTGACCGAGATGCAATGCTGGCGGCTGTTGATGATCGCGCCAGATCGCGGACCCGCGCCAACATGGCAACGCTGCTGGGCGAAATCCCGGTGGAGACCATCGACCCCGCCGAGGTGCAAGCCGCATCGACCGAGCGCCTTGCCACTCTGGAGGGCGAGGTTGACGCGCTGGTGGCGAACGAGATCAGCGCCAACGACCTGTCGCCGGATGCTGCTGCCTATGTCGAGGCGGTCGCGCAGGATGCCGAACTGACGCCGCAGGACCATCTGACCGAGGCAGTGCTGGCCGAAGCTGAGACGGCTGACCCGGTGCCAGAGGGTGCGGTGTTGCGGCGGGCGATCTTGGGCGTGTTCACCGCTGCCGAGACCACGTTCCCAGGGCGCAACGTCGGCTGGACTAGCGCCAAGCGCGAAGCCTTCAGGGCGGGTGCCGAGGATGGGGTGATGGGCCGCAACTTCCCCGACGAGGCGGTGCAGCATCATGGCTGGCGCTTCGTGCCCGAGAAGCAGCGCACAGCGGATGGCCGCAAGACCATCGTGGAAGCCTATCGCGCGGGCCAGAGGTTCGGTGAGGCCAAGCGCGCGGAGATGGCGCGCAAGTTCGGCCAGTATCAGAAGGCGATGCAGGGCGAGTTCCCCGATGGGATGCTGGACAAGGCCGAAAGCCTGCTGCGCGACCTACCGGCCGAACTGCCCGAGCCTGACCCCGGTGGCGGAACCCCGCTGCGAAATCAGGTCTATGCCGCGCTGAACCAGTTCGAGCGCACCATTGCAGACGACTTTCAACTGTTCGGGAAACGCCCCACCACGCCGCTCTATGACAAATGGAGAGCGTGGCACGAGGCCAGCACCGACGCCGAGCGCGCCGCCTATCAGCAGGCCAACGAGCGCAGGGCCGACGCCGAGCGCAAGCGCCGCACGTCGTTCGTTGACCTGGACGACGGCCAAGGCTCGTTCCCCCTGAAGAAGGGGAAGGAAAACCGCGCGCGCCTTGTCGCTATGCTGCGGACGCAGGCCGATGCACTGCTGGCATCGGTGATGCGGGTGGACGCGATCGAGATCGTCATCAAGGACGAGCACCCGTCCTACAAGCAGGGCTATCGGGACGCCTACGCGGGTCGCCGGAAGCTAAACGCACCGGCCCGCGAGGCGGCGAAGCTGGACAGCGACAAGTATCTGCGCGGCTACCACGACGGCCTGAGCATGGTCGAGAACGCCAGCGCGCAGATCAAAGGCGACCCTGAGGTTCCAGGTCGCGCGGTGCTGCATTTCCGGCGCACGAAATGGCAGGTGTGGAACACGCCGATCGCGCTGCGGGTGGTGGCCGACAACTTGGAAGGGCTGAACGTCAGGACGTTTCGGCAGCGTGATCGCAAAGCTGCTGGGTGGACTGTTGAGACTGCCCAAGCCGCGCTGGCTCAGGTCGGCATTGACGGAGCTATCGTCACGAGCGTTGGCCCGCTGGGGCCAGTCATTGAAGGGCTAGAAAGTCGCTGGGCAGATGCGGTCAAGGCGCTTCGTGCGCTTCAGACTGGCGATGTTCGCGGCGCGCTGTCGCATCCGGCAGTCGGCGCAATTGATGTGCTGTGGGGAGAACCGGGCACTAGCAAGAGCGATGGCTACGGCCTTTCCAAGCTGGAGCGGTTTCACCCTGACGTAATCGACGACCTGCCTAACCTCTTGGCAGGAATGGCTGTTGATGTTGGCCGGACCACGAGGAGGCGCGTCCAACTGGAAAGCGCCAATCATCGCGCAGGCATTCGTTTGCAATATGATGGGGAGTCGAAAACCTGGCTACTGACGGCCTTCAAGAAGGATGAAGCCTCGGGCCAAGCGGACGACACGCTTGCTGGCGCTGAAGGTCGGGAAGGCTCCCCCGACCCCGAGGCTGGGTCTGATATACCACTCGCCCCACCGAGTTTCAACCAATCCACCCGCGGCAACATCCGCCTGACCGACAGCGGCAGCATCATCCAGCTTCACGCCGACGCGAACGAGAGCACCTACATTCACGAGCTGGGCCACCTGTGGCTGGAGCAGCTGCGCGCCGACGTGCAGCGCCCCGATGCCCCGCAGTGGCTGAAAGACGACTTCGCTACGGTGCAGGCGTGGTTCGCGGAGAACGGTCTGCCTGTCGGCCCTGATGGCACCGTCCCGGTCGCAGCGCATGAACTGTGGGCGCGGGGTGTCGAGCGCTACATGATGGAGGGCAAGGCCCCGTCCCTGTCGCTCCGCAAGGTGTTCGAGCGGTTCACCGGCTGGCTCACCAACATCTATCGCAACGTGCTGGCGCTCAACTCCCCGATCACTCCGGAGATCCGGCGCGTGATGGACCGTATGCTGTCGGTCGAGGATGCCGCTGCAAAGGCGCTGGCCGATGGGCAGTTTACGCTGCTGCCGCAGGACCAGTTGGGCATGACCGATGAAGCCTATGCGGCGCTGAAGGCAAGCGCGGCCGAGGCGGTAGGCGATGCCAGGGCGAACCTGCTGAACAAGGCCATGACGCAAATCCGCGTGCGCCAGCAGGCGGCCTACCGTGCCGAGCGGGACGAGCTGCGCGCCAAGGTGCAGGCCGAGGTCGATGCTGACCCGATGATGCGGGCCTATCACCTGCTGCTGACGGGCGCATGGCTGGGCGAGCCTGACCGGCAGCCCGAGCGGGTGCGCTTCAGCCGCGACTTGTTGACCGCTGCCCACGGCGCCGAGGCCCCGTCGCTGCTGCCTCGCTCCGTCCCGCCGATGGTGGACGACGAGAAGAAACCGGACGGCCTGCACCCCGACGAGATCGCGGAGATGGTCGGCATTGCATCGGGCGATGAACTGGTGCGCGGCCTGATGGCAATTCGGCAGGAACAGATCGCCATGCGCGAGCGGGGCGACAAGCGCGGCTATCGCACGGCGCAGATCGAGAACCGCGTCGATGCCGAGATGGACAGCCGGCACGCCGAACTGCTGAACGAGGAAGCCATCATGGCCGAGGCGAAGGCGGTGCTGGCGAACGAGAAGATGGGCGAGGTGCTGGCCGCCGAACTGCGGGCCATCACGCGCTCGACCGGGACGCCGGGCGCAACCCCCACCCCGTTCGTCTATGTGCGGGCCTGGGCGCGGGAGCAGGTGCGGCAGGGCAACGGCCGCGAGGCGCTGTCGAGCAAGGCACAGGCGGGCCATGCGCGGGCGGCGGCGAAGGCCGGGCGCGAGGCGTTCGACCTGTTGCAGAAGGGCGACCGGGAAGGTGCGGCGCTGGCAAAGCAGCGGCAGATGGTGGCCCATGCGCTGCACATGGAGGCGAAGGAAGCGCACGAGGATGCGAAGGCTGCCCACAAGCGGCTGAAGCAACTGGCGCGGCGCACCAAGGCTGGCAGCATCGACATCACCTGGTTCGACAAGATCCACGAGATGCTGGAAGCCTATGGCCTGAAGGACGCGCGGGATGACCGCGACGGGCCGGGCTATGTCGAATGGCTGCTGGCACAGGCGGCGAGCGGCGCCGAGATCGCGCTGCCTCCGGGGATGGGCGGGTTCACCGTTCCGCAGTGGGACACGCTGACCGTGAACGAGCTGATCGCACTGGCCGACACCGTGAACAGCCTTGCCCACATCGGCCGGCAGCTTCGCAAGATCGAGGTCGCGCGCCAGGAGCAGGAGCTTGATGATTTCCTGACCGAAGCCGAGGAGGCGGCTGACAAGCGGCCCGACATCAAGCGAACGAACGATTTCAACCAGCCCAAGTCAGTGCGCCGCGAGATTGTCGGAGGCGGCCTCAAGCTGGAATATCTGTTCGACGAACTGGACGGCGGCGACCCGAACGGGCCAATGAACCGGCTGTTCGTGCAAGGTGCAACCGCTGCGGCCAACACGCGCTCACGGCTGCAAGAGCAAGTGTTGAAGCCAATCGCGGAAGCCTACCTTGCAATGGACAAGGCAGACCACAAGCGTCTGGGCAGCAAGGTCACGCTGGACCTGATCGACCAGAAAACCGGAGAGCGCGCGGTAATGACGCGCATGGACATGCTGTCGATCGCGCTCAACATGGGCAACGCCTCCAATGCCGCGAAGCTGGCTGGCGGGTTCAAGACCAGCGAGGAAGCCGTGATGGCCGCGCTGGAGCCGCACATGACAAAGGCGGATTGGGATTTTGTGCAAGCCGTCTGGAACGCCATCGGCACGCTGAAGGCTGACATCATCCGGGTTGAGCGCGCCATGAAGGGCTTCACACCGGAGATGATCGAGCCGCGTCCGGTAATCACGCCGTTTGGCGTCTATGACGGCGGCTACTATCCTGTCGCCTACGACCGCACCCGCTCGACCATCACCGACACGGACCCCGGAGACGAGGCCGAGCAGTTCATCAAGGCCATCGGCCCACAGGTCGGCACAAACAGCGGCTTCACGATCAGCCGCACCGAGGTCAAGGCCCCGATCCTGTTGCAGCTTGAGCCTGTCCTGTTCGGGCACATTCGCAAAGTGGTGAACCGCATCGCCTATGCCGAGTATCTGCGGGATGCGCTGAAGGTTGCGAACGAGCCGCGCTTCAAGAAGCTGGTCGAGACCAAGCTGGGCGCGGAATACGGCAAGCTGATCCGGCCTTGGCTGCGCGATCAGGTGCTAGACGGCGAGATCATGCTGGACGGTCTGGGCTGGATGCAGAAGGCCATGCGCCGGCTTCGCATGGGCATCACGTTTGTCGGGATGGCGTTCCGGTGGGGAACCATGCTGGCGCAAACGGCTGGCTTCACCTCGACCGCCAATCGCATCGGCGCGGAGTGGATGGCGAAGGGCTTGGGCGAGTGGATGCGCCACCCAATCCAGGCGCAGCGGTTCGTGTTCGAGCGGTCGGAGGAGATGACGCGGCGAGCCAAGGAGTTCGACCGGGACGTGCGGGAAATTTATCAAAGCCTTCTGACCGCCAACAAGAGCCGTCTGGACCGCGCGCTCGCCAAGATCGACAAGGGCATGGCGCTGGGCTTCTGGCACATCGGCATGGCTGACCGGCTGGTGTCCGTCTCAGGCTGGCTTGGCGCCTACCGCAAGGGCATTGCCGAGGGCATGACCGAGGAGGAGGCAGCAGCCTACGGCGACAAGGTTGTCCGGCAATCGCAGGGCACCGGACGGGTGAAGGATCTGGCCGAGTGGCAGCGCCCGAACAACGAGTTCGCCAAGATGGCGACCCTGTTCTATTCCTATTTCAACGTGCAGTTCAACGAGCAGTGGCGGGCGCAGCGGGACGCACGGCGCGGCGCGATCCATGCGGCTGCCATGAACACCTTCTGGATGATGATTGCTGCCCCGCTGGCCGGCGCGCTGCTCACGGGCGATATGCCGACCGAGGATGACGGCGAGGACGAAGCCGCAGCTTGGGCGCATTGGGCCATGCGGCATGTGTTCTTTGGCCTGTTCGCTGGCATCCCGCTGGTGCGCGACGTTGCCGGCGCCGTGAAGCGAAAGGCGGGCGGGCAGTATGCCGATGTCGGCATGACCCCGCTGGGCCGCTTTTTCCAAGCGCAGTGGGATCTTGGCGAGGACATCGTGGCCCTGTTCGATGAGGACATGGAGCCGTCGAGCCGGTGGGTGAAGCACGCATTGGAAGCGCCGGGCTACTTCCTGCCGCTGATGCCCTTCTCGGGACAATTTGCCACGACTGCACAGTTCCTCTGGGACGTTGCCAATGACGAGCAAGACCCCGAGACCGCGAAGGATTGGTATTACGGCATAACCAAGGGGCGGGTGCCCGCCGACAGCTAGGCTTGGGGGATAGAGTGCGGCGCGAAGGAGCCGCATCTTGACCGTCACAAGCACGCTCACGCGCAAGGAGTTCATCGGCACCGGGGTCGCCACCGAGTTCGACCTGTCGCCCATGCGCGTCTTTTCGGCGGCCGAGCTGCGCGTGACCGTGAACGGGGCGGTCCTGCCGAGCTTCACCTTTGTCGCGGATGGTAACGGCAGCGGCGAGGTGCTTATCACGCCGGCGCCGGCCAATCTGGCGGCTGTCGTGATCGAGGCGAACCCTGCCTTCACGCAGCAGATCGACTTTGAGAACGAGGGGCCATACCTGCCCGAAACGCAGAACGAGGGGCTGGATCGCTCCGTCGCGCGTGATCTGGTGCTGAAGGCCGGCGTTGATCGCAGCGTGCGCGTGGACAGCAGTTCCGCCCCGATTGCCCCGTTGACGCCAGTGCCGGGCCAGTTTCTCACGTGGACAAGCGGCGGCCAGATCGGCAATTCGAGCGGGACCGGGGCCGATGCCGGTCTGCGGACGGACTTGGCGCAACCTGACGGCGCCGAGCTGGTGAACTTTGGCAGCAAATCGCTGGGGTTCTATATCAACGTCATCAAGACGGTGGAGTATTACGGCGCAGCCGGCGATGGTGTGGCTTACGACAGCGCCGCCATCAACCTGGCCTGCGCGACCGACAATCGCGTGGTGTTCCGGCCGGACAAGACCTACCGCATCAACCAATCCATGCCCCTGGCAACCGACCGGAAGTTCATCGGTGAAGGCGCCATCATCCTGGTGGACGCCAATGTGGCGGCAGTGACCAACACGACCGGCGCCAGCGTGCTGTTCGCGGAAATGGAAAACCTGATCCTGCGCGCCAATCAGAACATCGCGGCCAGCTGCCTGGCGCTGGTGGACACGAGCTGGAGCAAGTTCCGCAACATCCGGCAGGACCGCGCCGTCGGCGGCGCCGGCTTCGCCTATTTCGTGCGCCTGCAGGGCAGCGTGAGCGCCTGTTACTGGAACAAGTTCTTCGACGTGGTGGGCACCGCCCTGACGGTCGGGGGCTTCCGCATCGGCGCCGGGTCCAACGACAACTTCTTTTACGACGCGCGGCTCATCAACCACATCAGCGCCTACCCCACCGAACTCGGCATCTGGCTCGAAAACGGCAGCAACAATCAGTTTTTCGGCGCGTCGCTTGAGGCCATCTGGGACGCACCGGGTGCGGCCAATGCCTATGCCGTGCGGATCGACACGGGCTGCGACGGGAACGGCTTCTACGGCTTGCGCACCGAAGGGCATGGCGCGTCGGTCAATCACTTCGCCATCAACTGGAATGGCGGGCGCGGCAACGTCATCCAAGGCCACCGTCTGCTCGGCATGGGCACTCACGTTGGCGACCCGCAAGGCAACGAGTGGGATGGCCTGAATGTAGTTGGCGGAGCGGCCGCGGGCTACATGGGCTCGACACAGGTTCGGATGCCGTTCAGCCCTGGTGCCCCCGCGTCGGACGCCGGCGCGATGAAATACAACACCACCAACGGCCGCTTTCAGGGCTTCCGGGACAGTGCGCGAGACTTCTGCATGTCGCCCGCCTTCTTCGCGCACGACATGGGGAACCAACGCATCGATAACTGCCAGCTCATTGCTTTGGCGGACGGGATTACGGCTCCTGCCGCAGTTGCCGGGCAGGCAATCCTGTTTGTGGATGCCGCAGACGGCGACCTAAAAGTCCGCTTTGGCGACGGCCTTATCAAGGTCGTTGCGTTCGATACCTGAGGAGAAACCTATGACCCCCAATCAATACTGCCGCCGCGTTCAGGCCCAACTGCTGAAGGTGGAGCGGGCGCAGAAGGCGGCTCAGGACGAGACGGCCAAGCTGCACGCCATGTTGTCGGAAGGGGTTTGCAAGTTCGGGCCGGGCATGGGCGTCGATGTGCAGCCGTTCAGCGGCGGCACGCCAAAGCCTGAGCGTCCGGCATGATATGGTCCGCCGCCTTCGTCTTTGCGCTGGTGGGCGCAACGGCGCTGGCGGTCGCGTGGGGCGGGCCGGGCCTGAGGCGCACCGGCTTTGCCATGCTGGCCAACTGGCTCGCCTGCATGGTGACGGTGGCGGTGTCGGGCAGCCTGACGCCCTGGGCGCTGTTCCTGCTGTTCGATGCAGCGACAGCGCTTGCCGTGGTCCGGCATCCGTCTTCCCGCCCGCAGGCCATCATCGGCGCGGTCTACTGCTTTCAGATGGCATTCCATGTTGCCTTTGCCCTTGTCGGAAATGGGTTGGCGGCGACGATGTATATAGACCTGCTCGCGCTGGGGGGATGGCTCCAGATCGGCACTTTGCTGGGAGGCGCGATCTATGGGGGTGGCAGAAAGTTGTGGGCTGATCCTCGTTTTCGGGGCCGTTTGCGCAATCCTGATTCCGCGCATCGTCGCGGCATGGGGGCGCCACGATGAGCGGGAATGAGGCCCCGGTCACGGTGAACTGGTCGACCGTGTTTGCCTTCCTGGCACTGTTGTTTGCCGGGTTCGCGGCATGGCAGGCCATGCACGCGCGCGTGATCGTGCTGGAGGCCAATATGGCACCCGATCTGCGGGAGCAGCTGTCTGCGCTGAAATCGCAGAACAGCGAAATCCTGCGGCGTTTGGAGCAAATCGAGGAGCGCGCGTCAGGGAGCCCGCCGGCATGAGCCTGACCGCACTGGCATGGCTGGCGCTCGGCATCGGCATCGCAGCGGCGCTGATCGGCGGGGCCATCGCCCTCGTCGTCGCACTCGTGCGCGCATTTCTGGAGGGCAGACTGTGAGCGAGCTTGTCCGCACCCTGCAACGCCGCGTCGGCGTGGAGGCCGATGGCGCCTATGGTCCGGCGACACACCGGGCGGTCATGGCTGCGCTGGACCGTGCCGAGCCTGCGCAGACTCCGGCTGGCCCCTACACCGTCCGCGTGATGCAGGAACTGGTGTGCCATGAGGCCATCGTGCGTGAGGCATACCGCGACAGCAAGGGCATCTGGACTTGGGGCATCGGCGTCACGAACGCATCGGGACACGAGGTGCACCCGCGCTATCTGGACAAGCCGCAGAGCCTTGCGAAGTGCATCGAGGTGTTCGCGTGGCTGTGCAAGAAGCAGTATGGCCCCGAAGTCATCGAGGCGTTCCGAGGCCGCCAGCTGACCGAGGCGCAATTCGCGGCCGCCCTGTCATTCCACTACAACACCGGCGCTATTGGGCGAGCGAGCTGGGTGCGATCCTGGCTGGCCGGCGATCAGGCATCGGCGCGGCTGCAATTCATGGAGTGGCGCCGGCCGCCTGAGATCGTCGAGCGACGCCGCAAGGAGTGCGACCTGTTCTTCGACGGCCGCTGGTCGAGCGACGGCAAGACGAACGTCTATCCGGTTCGGAAGCCGAGCTACACGCCCGCTTGGGGCATGGTGCAGCGCGTCGATATCCGCACCGCTCTGGCGGAGGCGCTGGCATGACCCGCCGCTGGCTTCAGGCCCTGGCGGCCATCATCACGCTGCTGCTGGGCGGCGCGTCGTTCGCAACGGTGGCTTGGCTGCTGCTGCGGATTGCCGAGATGGGCTCCGCCAGCGTGGGCGAAGCCGGCGCGATCGCGGCGCTGTCGAGCTTGGCAACGGAGATGCTCGGCCACTCTCGCCGGGTGCTCTCGAACCTGTTCCCGGGGCCGGAGATCGACGTGCAACCGGGACACCGAACGGAAGGGGAAGGCTGATGAACCCGCTCACGCCCTACCTTGCCCTCGGCGCTCTGCTCACGCTCGGCGCCACGGCAACCGCCTCCTATTTTGTCGGCCGGGATCATGGCCGCGATGCGTGCGAGGCGAAGCAGGCGAGAGCGGAGGACAAGGCCGCAAAAGGCGTGCAGGCCGCCAATGCCGACGCGGCGGGCAAAGAAACGATCCGACAGGAGAGCCATCGTGAGATCATCCGGGAAGTCCCGCGCATCGTCGAGCGCGAGGTCTATCGCAACGTCTGCATTGATGCTGCTGGCGTCCAGCTGCTCGACCGGGCCGTTGCCGTCGCAAACGGCGAAGCGGGTGGACGCGAGCCTGATGCAGCCCCTCGCCCCCTTCTCCTCGATTCCCTCCAACGCGCGGAACCCTGACGGCTCGGTCAACGGCGAGGCGGTGCTGCCGTGGGCGCTGGAGACGCTGGAGATCGGCGGCCAATGTCGCGTCCGTGTCGACGGGCTGCAAGGCGCCGTGAAGGCGATGCAGTCGCCCAAATGAGACCCCGTGCCGCGCGGGATATCGCGGTCCTCCCTGTAACAACTGCCCCCGCTGGTGAGAGCTGGCGGGGGCTTTTTCCTTTAACAGCCCGGTCGCAACCCATTGATTCGCAATGCTGCGCAAAATGGATAGGTTTAGACGGTAAGCCGCTGAAAATGGCTGCGAGGGAGTAGCTTGGAAGGCTGCTGCACTACCATTGTGCTATACCCGCGATTTAACAGGCTGTTTAGCATCTGCGAGCCGCGCGCCTATCTGAACCACCGTCGCGGCCTGGTCAACATAGACGCGGCGGATGGTGGCCACCTTCGCGGCACCCCAGCCCAGAATGCCTGCAATCTCCACATCCGTCAGCCCGGCAAGGCATAGCTCGGTCGCAAACGTGCCCCGGCAATCGTGAAGGTGCTTTGGCGGCAGCTTCAGCCGGTCGCGTTCGCGGGCGATGGCATGGGTCAACCCGCTCTCGGTCCACGGCCTGCCATGCTCGTTCCGCAGGATGGGGCCTGTTGCGTTCTCTGGCCGGATGGATGCCAGCAGCTTCCGCAGCTCGGGCAGCATGGGCACGGTCGCCACAACCTCGCCCTGCCCCTTCGCAGGCTGCCACACGATCGCGTTGACCCCGACCGCCTCCCAGGTAACGCGGCAAAGGTCGCCCCGCCTCATGCCGGTGAGACAGGCGAACTTGAAGGCAATTCTTACAGGTTCGGCCGCCCCTTCCCACGCCTCGCGTTCGTGGGCTTCCCAGATGATATGCGCCCTGCCGCCGCCCTTGTAGAGCTGGCGGATGCCGGCCGCCGGGTTCGCCTTCAGGTGCCCGCGTTCCACCGCCCAGGACAGGAAGGCGGACAGCACCTGCATGGCATAGTCCGCCCCGCGCGGGGACGCCGCCAGGGTGTCCCGCCAGTCTATGATCTTGGCGCGCATGGCCGGGTTCTGGAAGACGGCAAACGGGGCCTTGCCCCACTTCGTTTCAATGGCTGCCAGCTTGTATCCCCACTGCATCCGGGTGCTGGCGGCCATGGCCTTCCACTGGGGGGTGGCGCGCCACTTCGCGGCCATGTCCGCCACCGTGTCCGGCTTGGCGAGGCTGCGACCGGCGCGGGCCTCTGCCAGGCGCTGAAGCGCGGCGTCGTCGATCACCGGACGCGGGCCGCCGACCTGTTTCAGAATGCAGGGGCCGCCTCTCCAGGCATAGACATAGTGAAGGACCGGCTTTCCCGGCCTCTTGATCGAGACCCGATAGAGCCCCTTCACAGACGATCCTGCCATTCCTCGAATGCGTCCCTCGGCGCTGCCACTGGCGATGGAGACAAGCGGATTGTTCCGTCAGGTGCAAGTTCGATCGCAGCCGGCCCCGTCTTAGGCAGCAGCCCAACCTCGCGCGCCGCCTCGACGGCCTCGCGGATCTGCTGTCGCGTGGGATAGCGACGGCGCATGTCAGGCCCGCGCCAGTTCAGCAGCGGTCCGCACCTGCGACGCGACGAGGCGGCGGCGGGTCATGGGGCTTCCGCGTGTGAAAGCCTGAACCCGTCGATGGTGCTTTCGTATGCACTGCCGCTGTGCATCCATCCGACGTGGGCATCCCATCCTGTCGCGTGAAAGCGAACAAACAAGACGCGCGCCACGATGCTGGCGTCTTTGTCGATCAGAACCTCATCACCGATGGCAAAGGGGCATGAATAATCAGCCATGTGCCGCCTCCCACTCTCCGCAAAAATCCCACAGTCGGACGTTCGGCCAGCGAAGTTTCGCCGTTCCGCCCCATTGTGGATAGCAACCGGGATAGCCACGACAGCAGCGCCCGGTGCTGTGCCATCTGCACGTTTCGCAGGTGCCCATCCCTCACCCCTCCTTCGGCGGCGCGGGGAGGGGCTGGACAGGCATCCAATGCGTTGCTCGATGAATGTTGTTAATTCCACCCCAGTCGCAATATCCGTTGCCGACCGGCACTTCGACTTTGCGGTAGGTGTCGCCCTCAATGTGCTCAAACTGCCATGAGGTGAAAGGCTTGTGATAGCCCACCTCCAAGCTGTCGATGTCGTCTTCGCAGCAGATCACGAAAGGCGTTCCATCTTTCGGCAGGGGGTGAATGCTGATGTCACGCCACCCCCGCGCCTCGTCGATGGCTGCGGATGCGATGATGCGCCACCTTTCTTGCCAGTCAGGCGAAAGCTCGTCGTAGGAAACGGCGGGCATGTCGCGCCCGTTGACGTTCTCACGGTCGCCATATGCAAGCGGCACTATCGCCCGCGCCACCTTCACCGTCAGTTCGTCGCTCATTTTGGCGGCTCCATGCTCTTGACGATCCTGCGAAGGCGGGCATCTTGAGGTGAAAACACCCGCCCGTCCTTGCCCATCCATGTCAGCCGCCCTTGCGCCCACAGTTCTGCCGGTTCGTCGCAGATGCCATTGGTGAGAATGCTCTCAAGCCGGTCGGGATGCTTAGCCAGATATGAGACGATCATGCCTGCCATCTCTATGCCGCCCACGCCTGCCTGAAGCGCGACATTCTCCGCGATCACCGCGATACGTGCGATCAGGTCACGCATCGCCTGTTCCCTATCCATCGGCCCGCTCCTGCAAGCGGGCGCGGATGGACAGGCGCACCTTCACGCCCCACCGGCTCAACTTGTGCTGAGGCAGCGCAAAAACGTAGGCCACCTGCTCGTCCGTCAATCGAGCGGCGAACAGCGCCGCGTCCGGCTTGGCAACGGCTCGCTCTTTCGGCCTGCCAGTCAGGTGCCTGCAATGCGTCTCGAACGTCTTGTCCAACCGTTCGCTAATTGCCGTGAGTGGCGGATAGATCGGCTGCGGGCACTCCCGACCTTCGGATGCGGCCCGTATCGCAGATTGGAAGCTGGCCCGCTGCGCCTCCGTCCGCCCGGCGATCACGCGGTCGATGTCGTCGGTCATCGGGCGGGCTCCTGTGCTGCGCGGAGTAGGGCGGCGCATAGGGCGGCGGCGGGGGTAGGTGCCATGCCCGAGCGCCAATCGACATCGCTGCTCCCTACGCTGGCAATCCAAAGCTCTGCGCCCTCAACTTGGTGTGCCATCACCCACTTAAGCCCCCGCCGCTCGCACTCCTTCGCCAGCGTGGTAAGGCAGGTGGTGAAGGGGGGGCATTGCCTGCGACCCAGCGGCTCTCCGGGCTCAAACCATAGGTGCAATCCTGCGGGGCTTTGACCCTCGCGCCGCCCCAGCGCCGTCGCCACCTCGGCATCCGTCGCCTCGCCCGCTTCGATCCTGGTCGGTAGGTCAGTCATGGCCGGGCCTTTCTGCAATCGCCACAATCTTCAAAGTCGAGAACGCCATGTTCGCAGGGTTGCATCGCTCGCACCCACGATTGACGCTGGGCCTCACGTTCGTCTGCCTCCAGCTTGGCGCGAACCTCTGGCGGGAGGCTGGCGCGGTGGGCTTCAATTTCATCGAGCATCTTGCGAAAGTTGGTCATGGCTGCCTCCGGTGTTCGCCGCGCTCTATGGCGTCGGCAAGGTTTATCCCGATGTCATATTGCGGGTCGGTGTAGGCAGTCTTGATCTCGCCCCGCAGCCAAGCCACAATCCGCGCTTCGGCGGCATCGACGGCTGCGCGGGTGTGGGATTCGAGCGCTGGACGCAAATGCGGAAATGCCATGATCGCCAGTTCATAGGCGACGGCAATTTCTTCCCATTGGTGCAGGGGATGCGACGCTCCAATGCGTCGACACAAAGCCCGCGCCAGATCGTCAACGTCCATCTCGACATCGGCGCGGGTGTGGGATTCGTCGCGGCGGTTCCATGCGGCGATGGCTTGTTCCCGCGTCTGATATCCGCCCGTGATGCTGTTGCCGTGCCCAGCGGGGCAACGGGCGCAATGGCCGTAGTAGGCTGTCGTTACCGGGCTGCCATCCTCCCACGTCACGTCATCCAGCGGGCGGCTGTAGCGCACTGTGCCAATGTGGCTATCACCCCCACAAAACGGGCACGTCTTCAGTTTAACGTCCATCGGTGCCTCCGAGTGCTTGGGGTGAAACGAGCCGAAGATAGGCGGTTGGATGTTCAGCCTTGAGCCACGGGTAGTCTTCGCGCTCTGCATCGGCCAAGCCCTGCCACTCTTCGCCAAATGTTCCGTGCAGCGTGTTCAGTGCGACCTCGGCGTCACGGCATTCGGGGTGGTAGTAAACGCTGACGAAATCGCCATCGTTGAGCCCAGTCCAGTTTACCGCAGGATCACCGACTGCCAGCATCTTCAGGCAGCCGACGCACTGATGGGCCTTTCGAACCGCCCTAATGCTTTTTTCGCTAAAGCAAGTCATTCGCCGCCTCCTAGTGCTTGGCGGGCGCGTTCCCACGCCGCGTCTGTGCTGTAGTGCCCGTCGCGCTGTTCGATCAGTTCCCGCAAAGCCCCCTCCAACTCGGCAACGCGAGCGGGGAGGCGGGCGAGTTCGGCGGATTCAATCACGACTAACTGGCTCGTTGGATTAGCGGCCTCGCGCGCGATCCATGCGTCGGCCTTGGCTTCAAAGTCGTCTCCAAACACGTCAGCCATCACCCCTCCCCCACAAGCGCGGCGAGGGCGGCAAGTGCCATGTGCCGGTCATCTTCATGCACCGGATCGGTCTCGTAAGGCACATAGCAGCACCGGCTGCCCATGATTGCCCGGCCGACCCGATCCACCAACCCGGCATCCCCCCCCTGCACCTTCTCCCACAGGTCGAGCGCCTTGGCGATGTGGTCGGCGTTGTCGCCAAGCGTGACGCCAAACACGCCCCAGCCTTCGCGCTCACACTGTTCGATTAGTTCCCGCACGCGGGCGCTTGTGATGAGGTCAGACATGCTCGACCTCCGTCAGATGCAAGCTGATGCAATAGGTCGCCTCGCCGTTGCCATCACCAAGGAAATGAACCTCTCGGAACAGTGCCGAACCGCGCACACGCTCACCGTCTTCAAAATAAAGCTCGACCCGTTCCCGAGTGCCGCGAAGCGCGATTGCCTTGATCTGCAATTCGGCTTGGCTGCCAGTGAGCCCCCCCACACCGACAAACAGGTCGGACGCTTCCGGCTCTTGGCGACGAAGGCCCGCGACAGTGCGAAACTGCTCAGGCTGCCCGCCGTCAGATAGCTTCAGCAGGTAAGCCTTTCCTTGCGCCGCCCGGTCGCGGAACGTCAGCGCGGGTTCGCTTGCAGGCTCCGGCGTGGGCCGATAGGCACGACGCAAGATTTCGTCCGCCGCTCGGTCAAGTTCCTCCGGCTCCGGCGCGGGCTGGGCGAGGGCGTCGAGGCAATAGTCCCGACGCGCGTAGTTGCGCATTGCCTTGTCCGTTGCACCTTTCTCAAGGTGGCCGACGCCGTATTGGTCGAACCACTCTGCCGCCTGCTTGAGCGCCTCCCGCAGCGCGTCGGTCTGCGCGGGCGCGGGCTGGGCGAGGGCGGCCTTATTCACCGCAATGGCGAGTTTCCGCATGGCGTCTTTCGGCACGGAAGCAGCGCCGCTGCCATCAATCGCGGCCTCTGCAATGACCGTCTCCGCCGCCTCCCGCAGCCCATCGCGCGCGGGCTCACGGATTAGTTGGCTGGTCATTCTGCACCTCCTGTCAGTTCGGCCTTCATGCGGTTCTTTAGCCGCACGATTGCATCATAGGTCGGCCCGTCCATCGCCTTCAGGCGCTTCAGGTCGTCGGTTAGCGTGAGCCAGCTCGCCGCCAGCGCATCGCCGCTCGTCGCCAGCTTCAGCTTTGCCTCGATCTCCGAACCCAGCGCGATATGCTCCGGCTCCGAGAACAAGCCTCCCGAGGCAGAAGCCGCAGCCTCTCCTGCCTCGCCTTCGGGCTCAACGCCGGCCGCTTCCTCGACCGCTGCGGGGGTGATGTCGTCCTGGTCCTCGCCAATCGGCTCCGGATCTTCGTCGGGGCCGCAGACCTGCGCCTCCAGCGCCTCAAGCCTCGACACAGGTGCGGGAACGGCCGCGATCGCAGCAGCAGCCACGTCGGCCGTCATGGTCTCGTCCCGCTCGAACTCGGCCTCAATGTCGGTGGACATGGGCAGCCGCTTGGCAAGGCGCCGCAGCACCGTCTTGCGCGCCATCTCGCCCCACCATGCCGACCACGGCCCATCATCCTTGGCCCGGCTGACAGCGCGCACCTGCTCGATCTGCTGCCGGTTCATAATCTCGACGAACGAGGCGCCGCTTTTGAGCTTGGCGACGGCATAGACCCCGATCACCTGCCCGCGATCCCCGAACCAATCCGGCTCGTGCGCCGGCACCTCGTCGATGCCAGGGCGATAGGTGAACCTGTCGGCCGCGTGCACCAGCAGCGCGTCGATCGACGCCAGTTCGCCGCTGTTGCGGACTTTCTTCAGCACGCCGCCGATCATCGGCATCCACTGAACCGCGTCGATATACTGGCCGTCCCGCTTCGTGCGGAACTTGACGAGCGCGCCTTCCCGGCCATCGGGCAGCAGGCCGTCCTGTGCCGCCTTCAGGATTGCCGACAGCAGGCTGCGGCGATCGCAGTTCAGCAGCATGGGGTTCTGCTGAAGCGCGGTCATCGTCGTGCGGTGAAACTTGTCAACGCTGACATGCGACGGCAGCGCCATCTTCAACTGGTCCCCGAGCGTCGTCAGGGTGCCGCGAAAAGCCTTCACCGCATCCTCGCGGTGCTCTGCAAGCTGGGTCGCCATCAGTCGTTCCTTTCCTTGACATCGAAGCGGCGATAACCGCGCCGCCCCTTGATGATCTCGCCGGGCTCGGCCATCCGATCCGGGGTGTCCTTCGTGCGGTTCGCCGTGATCTTGAACCCGTCGAGCATGGCCCGTCCCGCGTCACCGATCAGCGTCAGCAACTCGGCCTTGCTCGCTTTCATCACCGCCTCGGCCTTGTCGCGGTCGGTCTTGGCGAACAGGAATTGCGCCGCCAGGATGCCGGCCCGGCCATTGTCGGTGAGATCCACAACCTCGTCGGTCGCATCGGCATAGACCTGCCCGATCGCGCCTGCGTCCTTGTTGAAATCCGGCGCCGGGGCATTGTCGCCGCGCACCCGTTCCCAGAAGGCTTCGACCCGCTTCTCGATCTCGGCATAGAGCTTGGGCCGGAACTCATAGCGCCAGCGCTTCAACTCGTTCCCGCCGACGAGCACGATCACGTCGCCCCAGGTCGCACCGGACAGGCCCATGTAGGTCGTGAGCTGGAGCAGGTAGTGCAGCGGCGGCTCGTCGCCCCACTGCTTCGCCACCAGCCAATCGGCTGTCTTGACCTCTAGGATACCGATGCCGTCGCGCTCAGGGCAGCAGGCTGCCGCGTCGGGATGGCCAGCAAGCCCGCGACCATTTGCAAGGCGCTGGGCCGGATAGACCATCGCGTCATAGCCCCACTTGTCGCGCGCCCAATCGACGATCCCCGGCTCAAGCCGCTGGCCCGCCTCGATCCGCGCATTGCCGCTGAAATCGGGCTTGGCGATGGTGCCGACCTTCTGGTGATAGAGTTCGTATTCGGTCAGCCATGGGTTCGCATCGAACAAGGCTGAGACCTCGGACGCGCCGACGTGCCGAGCGCGAAAATGATTGTCGGTCTCGGCGCCAGTCGTGACAGCCAGCTCGTCCAGAATGTCTCCGATGGTCTCCATCACGCAGCCCTCCGAGCGAGGACGGCTCCGGCTTCGATGTCGATGCCAGGATAGATGCCGGGCTCGGTGATGGTGCTCATTGCGCCACCTCGATTGCAGGCTTGCCGTCCAGCACCCGATGCAGCGCAGACCGGGCATCATCGTTGTTCAGGAAGAACAGCGCGCTCGCCTCGGCCCCCAGAAGGATGTTGCCTGCCGCCAGCGTCTTCTTGTCCGGACCGACCTTCTTCTCAAGCTCGGCCTCAAGCTCGTATCCGCCGGGCGCCAGGTGGACGGCCCAGCCCGCGATGCAGTGCGACGTGCCGCAGTGCCACTCGAACATGTTGAGCGCATCGGGAGAGGCCGTTGCCGCCTCGGCGACCGCGCGCAGGAGGGCGGCGGCTTCCTCGGGCGCGGCGATGGGCTTGCCGGCGACCTCACGCAGCTGGGGAGCGTGGAAGCGTTTGCCGGCGTGGATGTCGAGCCCGCCTCCGACGCTGGTCAGCACCGGCAGGTGCGCACCCTCGGCGCTGATGTCGAGCCAGCCTCCGACGCTGGTCAGCACCGGCAGCTGCGCACCCTCGGCGCTGATGTAGAGCCCGCCTCCGACGCTGGTCAGCACCGGCAGCTGCGCACCCTCGGCGCTGATGTCGAGCCAGCCTCCGACGCTGGTCAGCACCGGCAGCTGCGCACCCTCGGCGC